AATACCTGTAGTAGGAGTAAGTGATGGATCGGTCACGTTCACGATAAGTGGAACACCAAACTCAGCACTAGCAACTGGATTAAATGTGATCACTATGAAATACTTCGGATCATCAGGTACTACATTAGCAGATAATGCTACAGTAATAACACTTGGTACAACAATAGTGCATAGAGTAATTGACGCTGCTACTGCAAACATGTAAGGAGTGTAAATGGCCGTAAATACTGTAGAAATTACATCGGTATATGGAACACTATTTGATGCTGCTATAGTAAAGTATAATGACCTATGGACTAATAACAAAATAGATGCTGAAACATATGCACAATTAGTTGGACAAGTGTCATCACAGCTACTACAAACTACAATAGACACTGTACAAAAGCAAGAACAGATAGACAAAGATAAACTGCTAAAAGATGCAGAACTCGCTATTCAACTAGCACAGCTAGACATGCTAAATAAAGATCTCTTCCTAAGAGATAAAGAACTAGATATAAAAATAGCACAACTGGATGAGATGCGTGATGCAACAGTTCGTGCAAATGTGCAGCTAGAAGATCAACTGCTAACAAGTGTTAAACAACGTCTAATACTAGATCAAGAGCTAGAGACTGCAGACCTACAACAAGTAATACTAA